GCCGAGTCGGTGAGGGCCTTGGCCTGGTCGAACCGGGCCTGATCGGTCAGCCCGGCAGAGTCGGTCTGGGTTTTCGCCAGGTCGAGAACTCGGGCGTCGGTCAGGCCAGCCGAGTCGGTCTGGGTGACCGTGTACGCGACGCCCGAGCCTGCGAACAGCGGGATCAGCGGCATGGTCCGTGCCTCCCAACCCTAGCTAGATGATCTTGCTAGGGCCTGGTGTACTCCTCATGGTCGATCGTGGCGATCCAGCGATCGGACGACGGGTTACCGGTCGTTACCACCGCCTGGTCCAGGAACACGCAGATCCCCTCCAGCGCTCTCAACGTGATGTCCGGTTCGCCCTCGAAGAACGGCGCGGTGTCGATCGACTCATAGCCGATCGGGGCGGTGCCGAACAGCCGCGGCGCGTACTTCTGGTGCAGGCACGACCCGGCCGGAATGGTGACGGCCAACTCGGTGCCCGACCCGGTGCCGTCGCCGGACGCGTTACCCCACGCCGTCACCGACGCATTCGAGGACTGCGAGGAATCCATCGGCACCTTCGTCAGCGCGGTCCCGCCCGTCGGGATCGCGGTGAACCGGTGAATCCGGATGACCGGCGGAATGACCGTGATCGCCTTCGTGGCGGTGCACAGCACGTCGACGGTGATCCGGTTGACGCACACGATCACCGATGAGCCGGTCGCGTTGTGCAAAGCGAGCAGCTTCTGCCCGACCGCGGCGCGGCCCGGGGTGATGAACGTCGACACCCGGCCGGAGAACGACACGATCCGGTCCCGCACCGGCACCACATACTGATCCCAGGGCCCTGTCCCGGATGCGAACCGCCGGTAGCCGCGGGCGTCTATGCCCGCTGTGATGTTCGCATTAAGGTCAGGCATTTGCCCCTCCGCCGACCACGCACGTAATAGTTAGGGTCACAGTCACATTTTCAGTGGTGTAGGGCGGTACCTGATCCGCATTGACCCGGACCCACGCAATAGAGCCAGGAAGGTGCGCCGCATGCCGGAGGTCATGATCTCACCCGCACTTTCTCATCAGTAGTACGACTTGCCCATCAGGTGCATCCCGTCGCTGTTCTTCGATCCCTCCGCCTGCACGGTCGGGGTCGCCAGGATCTCCAGGGCCACCGATTTGCGGAGAGTCCCGGTAGCGCCGGTCGTGCCGTAGTTCCGGGTGCCGGCCGCCTGATTGACCCAGTAGGCCACGTCCACGGCGTAGTTGGCGCCCGGCTGGGACCGCTCGACCTGGGTCACGTCGGCGGTCGGGGTCCAGCCGGTGCCGTTGGTGACGTCCCAGTCGAACGCGGCGTAAAGCACTGCGGAGCCGTCAGCGACAGTCAAGCTAATGACCTGCGTCGTCGATGCGTCAACCACCCCCGAGGTGCCCAGCCCATCCGAGCCGCGCGCCTGAATCACCACGAAACCCCACATCGTGGTAGCGGCCTTGACCGGGTCGACCTGCACAGTCACATCACCGTTTCCGGTGACCTGCGCCACGGCAGATGTGATCCACGGCTCATTGGTCGGGGAGTTGAGATTCTCCTGCGGCTCGGTCCACGAGCCGGTGGAACCGACGGTGGTGGAGGTGGCAGCCGCGGTGACCTGCGCGCCGCCGGTATGGGCGGAACCGGCGATGACGAACAGCCAGTCACCCGTTAAGGCGCCGGTGGCGACAACCGTCTTCGGGTCGGTTGTGCTGGTCCAGTCCGCCTCGAAGACGGTCAGCGAGAGGACCATCAGCGGCGGCTTACGTTCGTGATGCTGTTCTGTGGGCCCTCGATGGCGCCGCCGACCTCAAGGTTGAGCTCATCGAACGACGCACCGACCCCGTTGGTCGCGGTGTAGCGGATCACGTAGGAACCGGTCACCGAGGGCGCCCAGGTGTTCGCCACCTCGGTGCCGACCACGTTCCCGGCATCGGCCGGACCGGAGATGACCTTCCACTCCCTAGCTGTGATCGCCGAGCCGGTGTCGTTCTCCACCGCGACCCGGCCGAAGGTGCCGCCGACCACGCACCAGGAGTCCTCGCCGATGCTGACGACAGGCACGGTCGGTGTCCCGGCCGGGGTCAGCGCGCCGGTGAACAGCGCCTTCACGTTGGCCGTGGTGAGCGTGGTCGTGGTGACCCCGATGGCGCCGGTGCTGGCTTTGGCACCGGTGATCATGGCGAACCCGCCGCCGCTACCGGCGTTGGTCCAGTTGTTCATCCGGCTCGTCAGCCCGGTCAGGCCGGCGTTCGTCCCGGCCCCGGACGACTGGGCGGTGTTGGTGTCCTGCCCGGTGGAGAAGACGTGCACGATCATCGTGTTCGCGACGGTGGTCGACGGGTTCGGGAAGCCGACCGTGGTGTCGGAGATGTTCTCGGTGGCGAACAGGGCCACGTTCCACGGGTCGCCGGTGGCTGCGCAGCCGGTGAACCCGATGATCCGGGCGATCTGGTGGTCTCCGGAGTCCGGCACGGTCGGGTCTGTGTCGCCGTCCATGGCCCGTCGCCAACGCACGACCAGAGCGGTGACGGTGCCGGTGGCCAGGCTGATCGACCCGGCGCCGACGTTGAGCCAGCCCGACATGAACGGCAGCAACTCGTTGGAGGTTTCCACCACCAGGACGTGGATCCAGCCCGGTGCCCAACCGGCGGGCAGACCGGGCGTGATGTCACCGGTACCCGAGGCGACCGCGCCGACCGCGCCGACCGCGATGGCCATGGTGCTACTGCCAGCCGAACGACGTCGAGTCCACCTCGCCGAAAGCCCCCGCGCCCACCGTGACATCCACCGGAGGATCGCCAGGATCCACCACCACAGGGGTTTGCGGGGTGCCGCCGATCGAATAGTTGAAGACAGCCGTCCGGGTCAAGTCATTGTTGGAGACGGTGTAGGTCTGAACCCCCGAGTTGTACGGATGCAAAGTCTCGGTGACCACTGCCGCGACCGCCTCCGGGTCCTCATCATCGGTCAGCCGGTGCACGACGAACGGGACCGTCTCCCGGGTCGCCACCTCCAGGTAAACCGCCGACATGCCCATGTCCGGGGTCGCATCGTTCGAGTAGCCCATCCGAATGCACGCGGCGTTCAGCCGGGTCGGAGTCCACGGGGTGCCCGGGGTGGCCCCCCACGCCCTCGCCATCCACAGCGGCTCCGTCGCCGAGTACTCGGTCGGCGACCCGGCATCGAAGATCCGCAGGGGCATCAATGACGCGACGGTCACCCCGTCATAGCCCCAAATCTCCAGCGTGCCCGTGCCGGTGCCGGTGCCGCCCCACATGGCTGCGATCATCCGAACCCCGGCAATGACCTCGTTCGGCGCCAATGTGTAGGTCTGCATCGGGATCTCGATGTAATCCGACGCGGCGACCGCGGTCTGCACCACACCGTCCGCCGATGCCGACACGGTCGGTGGCACCTCATCCAGCAACGCGCCCACCGTGTCGACGGTGAGGGCAGCCAGGGTGCCGTTGGCGGTGAACCGGGAGAAGTTGGCCGACGTGCCGAATACAGTCGAGCCGGTCGCCTCCGGCACCAGCCGGACCACCTTGTGCGGGCCTAGCGGGAACGCCGCGTAATGGCCGGCCGCGACAAGGTCGTCGAAGTCGGCCGTGACCGTCTGCGAACCCAACCCTGACAGCGTCACCTTCGTGATGGTGGTCGACACCTGACCCGTCAGATAGGCAGGCGAGGTCTGCAGCCCGTCACCGGTGCCGGTCTCGCACCACCAGTCGGCCCGGTGGACCGTATCGACCGTCCTGACCCGAACCTCAACCCACGCCCACGTGTTCAGCGGTGTCGTCCCGGTCTGCCATTCCACTGTCCCGGCGTCCCAGCGCAACCCGAACATCTCCGTCGCCACGTCATAGACCAGCAACAGATCGGTGCCGGTGGCAACGTCCCACGTCATCACCGTCGGAGTACCCGACCCGGATATCACCCGGATGTTCTGCCCGTACGAGCCGACGTTCGCTGCCGGCCGGCCGATCGGGACGTACGCCGTAGCCGCCGACGTCGAGATCCGCATCCCGTAGTCACCGTTACGGCCGAACGCGCCGATCTGGTAGTGGGTGCCCCACGTCCCCACCGGAACGATCGTCGCGGACAGCGACCCCGGCCCGAGCGGCTGGTTCACGCCGGTCGCGTGGACCGTAGTCTCCGCCAGCCCGCCATGGTGGCCGAACTCGAACCCGGTGAGACTGATCAGCGGTGCCGACACCGGCGACCCCAACTCGCGGAACACGATGGTGCGCACCGACGCCGTTGCGCTGCCCGCCGCGATCGTCAACGTCCCCGTGCAGGACAGTGGCGTCGGCGTGCCATCGGTGAACCGGGCCGCCACCGCTACACAAGGTCGGTTGGCGCCAGACGGCGAGTCGTACTCGGTGATCTCGACGAAGTCATTCGTATAGGAGTCCCACGACTTCAGCTCCGTCGACGATGTCGCCAAGAACACCGCGAACGTCACCGAGGACAAGCCGATCGGGACAGTCGTCCCGCTGGTCCGGGTCCCGCCGTTCGATGTGGACGTCGGCGTGGAGGTCTGCGTCGACTCCATCGGATCGATGTCGATGTTGGACAGTTCCAGCGCCACCCAGGTCGCGTCCTGCGCCGTGTTCTGGGTGAACGTCCACGACGTCTCGGCCGCCGACACCGCGGACTTGTAGTAGTAGGCAGGGGTGCCGAGCGAATGGACGCCGACGAAGCCAGACGGGGCCGTGACGCCAGTCGCATGCGCCCCAAGGAACACGATCACCGTGTTACCGGCAGTCGTGCCCGCCGGTAGCGACGCCACCACTGCAGCCGTCGCCGCGACCGAACCCTCGTCGAACTGGACGATGTTGTCAGCGGACAGCGTCACGGGAACTCCTGAACGTGAACGGGTCGACAGGACAGGAAGCGCCGCGACAATGCGGCCGCAGAATCAGGTCAGGCCGCGTTAAAGGTGTGATTCCATGTGATTACTAAAGAATCTGTGGCCGTCTTGTTAATGGCCGTGAACACCACGCGCGAGATCGTATTCGGCGCCGTGCTCGTAGCATCGGCCGCGGCGTCGTTGACGATGACGGCCTCGGTGAGCGCAACCTCGGTGACGTCCGCGGCAGCCCACGTCGTTTTGTACTGGATCTGCCAGCCGGTGTCCCCCGTCAGGTCCACCAGTACCGGGAACGAGGCATCGAACAGGTTGTTCGACGCCGGCTCGTAAGTCACCAGCAGCGCACCCGCGCCGCTCTTCGCGGCTGCGGTGGTGCCAGTGCCCAGCTTCATCCCGGTCACCTTGGTGACATCCGCCGGTGCCGCCGGGAGCACACCGGCCGCACCGCGTTTCGCGTAGTACTCGTCGCCAGCCGTCGTAATCAAGTTCCCGATCTTGCGCTCATCCTTGACCCCGCCGTCCTCGCCGACGACCTGGATAAGTACCGAGCCGTGGAACGACGGCTCCCCGGCCCGCTGCTCAGGCTGCGCCGGATCGTCCTGCGCCACTTCGATGTCTTCGGAATCCTCGACGTCGGGGATTTCCAGGTCGTTCTGCGGCACGGGGGCTCCTCTAAAGCGCAGGGTCAGATTGGGGGGGTGCTACGGCTTGTCGACCCGGTCAGGCCACGCCGGCGAATCTGAACAGGTCGCTGACCGTCATGACCCCATCGGGGCCGGTGATGGTCGCGTTAGGCACGGTGCCGGGGTTGCCGGTCTCCGCCTTGACCGCGTTGGTCCGGGCGGTGTCGAACCCGGCCTTCACGATCACCGAGCCAGTCGGACCCAGCCGTGCGCCGCCCTCGGTCCGCTGCGACTCGGCGAGCACCCCGTACCAGAGGGGCGTGCCCGTTTCGAAGCCGGGGCTCAGGTTCAACTGCTCGGGGGTGATCACCGGCAGACCCAGATCCTTCTGCACCGACTGCAGAGACGGCAGCCGGTAGAAATGGGCCCGGGACATGTTGCGGAACGCCAACACGTTCGACCCGGTCGCCTCCGCACCGGGGATCGGCAACCGGAACAGCGACGCCGAAATCAGCGGATCGATCTGACGGGAGATGTTGCGCGGCTGCACACCGGCGCAACCCGTAGGCTGGTCGAAGTCCTCAAAGAACATGCCCCAGTCGATCTGCCGGCCAGCCTGCAACGGCCGGCCACCCATCAGCGACGCTGCCGGAGCGGTCAGGCTGAACACCTGCAAGTTGTCACAAGTACCGTTCGCGGCGTTCCCGTCGGCGTTGTCGCCGTTCAGCCGGTACGCCAACCTGACCTGGGTGTGCCCGAACCGGTACGCCGCAACCGAGAACTCGACCGGGGTGCCGGTCTTCCTCGGCTCCAACTTCTTCACCAGCCCCGGATCCACGGCGGTCAGGGTGTGCGGCACGAAGTCGTCGAAGATCGCCAGCCGGTAGTGCGCCCGCAGGGTGGCACGGGCGTCGGTGAACGACAGGCCGGAATCGACCAGCCGATTATGCGCCTTCAGGAACGCCACGTGGATCTGGGAGATGACCTGGTTCTCATCGTTGCGCGGCTCCACCAGGATCGCGGAGCCGTCAGGGTTGCGGGGCAGGTCACGGACCCCGTTCAGGTTGGACTCCTGCAACCGCAGCCGCTTCCCGTCCGCCTCATACAGCTGCGGGGACCCGGCCGGTCCGTCGCCGTACACCGAGTCAAGGTCGAAGCTGAACGTCCGCACGTTGGTCAGGGTGGTCGGGTCGACGAAGTCGGTCGGCGGGCCGGACAGGTCCCGGGTCAAGTCATGATCCAGGAACTGCCCGAAGTAAGTGAACCCGGAGTTCACCCCGACGTTGTTCTGCGCGTCGGCGTTCGGGTCCAGCTGGGTTTGTGCCAGGTCCGCGATCTGCTGCTGGGTGGGCTGGGTGAACCCGGGCAGGTTGGGGAAGGTTCGGATGAACGGATCCTTCACCGCCGCAGCGCCACAAACGCGGTGGCGACAACGGTGGCCCATCTCATGATGCGCGGCCCTCCTTGGGGGGGGGGTGAGGAGAGCCCCGGGGGGTCGACCCCGGGGCCTCTCTGCGAAAAACGCTACCGGGAGATGGCGTTCTTCCCGACATCCTCCGGGTTCTGACCCGGAGGCACCGACTGCCAACCACCCGGCGTCAGATACAGATCCGACGTCCGCAGCGGCCCGTTGGTGGGCGGCGGGGGAATCTCGCGGCGCGCGATCGCCCCCAGCACCTCATCGGACAGCTTGTAGGTGTCGACGAACTCCTGGGTCAGGCTCGGCGCTGCCGCCTGAGCCGCAGCGAGCAGCTTGTTGCCGCCCGCATCCGGCGACACGCCATGCGTCACGTCCGCCGGAATCCGGTCCGGATTCACCGAGGGCACGGCTCCGACCGTTCCCTCGAGCACATCGAACCCGGCCACGCCGCCTTGAGGCACAGCCGGCTTGAAGTCCTCACCGGTGCGCGGGTCGATGGCCTCGCTGGCCTTCAGCGAGAACGGATCAGCCGATGCGGTCGGCGCCGGCTTCTCGGCCTGCGCAGGCGGCGAACCGACTGCGTCACCACTCGGAACCTTGCTGGCTCCCTGGTCCTTCTGAGGCTCCGTCTTCGAAGCCTCCGTCTTGTCAACCATGATTCATTTCTCCTTTTGAGCGTTCTGGCTCAGGTGAGGGTCGCGAAGACACGGACGGCAGTGGCTGTAGCCACATCGGCACCGACGCGCCAGAAGGCGTACCAGGCGCCCGAGCCGGTCGGACGGCGGTTCGCGCCGAGCACGATCGGATCGTAGATGACCGACATGCCGACCCGATCCACGATGTAGTACTGGTTCGCGTCAAGATAGGCCAGCACCCTGTTGCCAGTCGTGTAGGTGCCCAGCACTGACGTCGACTCGAGGAACGGCTTGCCCAGCAGACGGGGCGGGTCAGTGTCGTCGTTGACGATCGACGTGGTCGCACCGGTGAACGCGGGGACGTTGCGCAAGGAGTTGATGACGTTCAGGTTGCCCACCCAGATGTTCCGTGACCGCGGGCCACGGAAACGGGCCGGAAGCGCAGCCTGCAACGAGTACACATCCTGCGCGACAGGACCGGCCGCAGCAGTGCCGGCCCGGTTCTGCGAAGTGCCTCGGGTCATGATGCCGTACGGCTGGCCGGAGCCGGTGCCGACAGCGAACGCGGTCTCCTCGATGCGGTCCTTCGCATCCGCCAGCAGCTCCGGGAGCTGCGCGGCGAAGTCGGAGTCCGACAGCACCTCGAACGAGCCGAACAGGTAGGCGTCAGCCTTCTGCGGGGTGATCTTCAGCTGGCCGACAGTCGGCGAGGCGTCCGCCGCCTCAATGTTCTCAGCGGTCCACTCCGCAGTCACACCGGCCGACGTGACACCGTTCCAGTCGTTGGTCGTGGTCGTCTTGACGTTCGCGAACTGCCGGTACGGGTTCGCGCTGCCGGCGTTGGTCAAGATGATCGTCGGGTCCAGAGTGAACGGCACCAGGTAGCCACCGTTCGCCGGGGTCAGCGACAGCGCCGCACGGGTGGAGAAGCCGCCTGGGTCGGACAGGTACTGGTCGAACGCAGCCAGATACTCCGGGGAGCCGGTAACCAGCATCTGCCGCGCCACAGCGGTGCCGAACTGATGACCGGACTTCTGCACCATCTTCGTCGCGTTCTCCGCGGCGTCGGGTTCCATGCTCCACTTGTCAGAGCGCTCCGCGAACTGCTCGATCGCGCTGACGGCGCGGGCACGGATGTCGGAAGGCACCGCCATGCCCGAGCGGACCGACTCCAGGTCGGCGAATGGGTCACGCTTGCCGCGGACGAACACGTTCGGGTCGCCTACCGGCTCCACAACCGATCGTTCACGGTTGGCTTCCTCGGTCATCGCAGCACGGACAGCGGCGATCCGCTGCTCCCGCTCAGCGAGCGGGGTCAACTCCATCACGAGCTCGTCCCACTCCTGCAGCAGAGCGTCGGAACGCACATGGTCTTCCTCTTGGGGGTCCTCAAGGGCCTCCAAGGTGTCCAGGTCGCTACGAATGGCGGCCTGGCGGGTGCGGATCTGCTCCGCTCTAGCAATTGGCATTTCTCACTCCATGCCTCGTTTGTGGCGCTCCGCTTGGATGCGGGAGCGTAGGGAGGTTGGCTGAGAGGAGTGGCGTAACGCCGGCTCATCGAGCGGTGCGGCGGCTCCGATTGGAGTGCCGACGGGGAGGGCTTCCGGCTCTGGCAACAGAGTGGTGAGTCCCTCAAACTGTTGGATGAAGTCAGCCACCTTGTCGCGTGGCATCTCCAAAAGGGCCCGCAGGAACATATCCACCGAACGGGTGCCCATGATGGCGGCGGCCTCGTAGGCGGCGAACACGGCAGGGCCGTACTCGCGCATATCGACCTCTTGCCGGGTGATCAGCGGCAGCGCGCCTCGCGCCCGGCCGTCTGGATAGGACTTGAGCGACTTAGTGAACCGCCCGGAGAACGATTGCGCACGGATAGCGCCGCCCTTGATTGCCCCCAGCACCCGGTCCGCCAACGGGTTGTCCAAATACTGCGAGGCAGTGAACACGCCCCGCTCGTCGGTGACCACCTCCAGCGGCACAGCAATCGGCAGGGTCGCCTCAGGGTTGGGGGTACCGTCGATGGTCCGGCCGTGGTTGAACAGCACGCTGAAACCTGTAGGGCTCTTCTCTGCGATCGTCTTGGCGAACGACGTCGGGGTGAGCACTTCGTTGTAGTGGCCGTCCTGGTCAATGACGGCAGTGGCCGTGTTGAAGACAGCGGCGTAAGCCTCCACGACACGGCCCGAGCCATCAGAGCGCAGGTGCAGATCTTCAACTTCGTAGCGACGCCCGAAGCCAGTCGGCCGGACCGGTAGCGCTTCCTTAGTCATCAGTTGGTCACCTTCCCGGCCGGGATCGCGAGCGGCAGGCCGCCGTTGCCGCCGTTGAGTTGCTTGGGGGCCTGTAACAGGGCGGGCGGGGTCGGCTCGGGTTCCTTGAACTTCAGCAGCGACACATCGCCCGCAGCGACCGCAGCGGTCACCGTGTCAGGCTCGCCGCCGGCTGCGATCAGCGCCGCAGCGGCTTCGGCCAGCACCAGCATCGTGTCGGCGCGTTCCTTCTCGCCCTGCCGCAGTGCCGCAATGTCGGCGGTGTCGAACCACAGCCGCGTCCCCGGCGGAACGGTCACCAGCTTCGACAGACAGGCACACACCGAACGCCACAACGGGCGCATCGTGATGTCGGCGAACCGGCGCATCGCCTGCTCATAGTTGGAGTAGGTGTTGTGCGTGATCACGTAGTCGTCAGTCACGTAGAGGGAGTCCGACGCGTCGACTCGGATGCACTGGGCCTGCTTGCGGCCAACCGGCACCACACTAGCGATGTACCGGACCCGCGCTGACCGCGGCAACATCCCAGCGGGGCGCCAGTCCGCAACCTTGCGTGTCAGCCTCGCCGGGATGATCTCGTCCGGCAGCCGACCGCCGTGGACCACCCACTGCGGGTTGCCATTCGGTCCACGGTCACGGCCCTCAGCGAAGACAGCAGCTCGACCGCCCAGGCTCAGCACCAGTTCGGCAACCTGCCGGACAAGCCGCTCACTCGTGTTCGACAGCCGGAAACCGACGCCTGGTGACTTCTCGACGTTGCCGTCGGTGTCCACCAAGCCCTGCAGAAGAGCCACCCGGTCGGCGATGTCGCCAGTCATGTAGCAGTCCGGGATGAACTTGTCCTTGCCGAGATGGTCCCACAGTCCCAGGTCGCGCAGGACCGTGATCACTGAATTGCGGTATCCCTCGACGGCGCGGGTAATCCGATAGCCGTACGGCTGGCCCGTGGTCTCCAGCTTGACACCCTGGGGCAGCGCGTTGCGGACGTTGGTGACCATCTCGTCGTCGGCCGTGGCGAAAGCCAGAGCACCGTTGACGAACGACCCGTCGCCGAGCAGGGCACCAAGCAGGTACGGGTCAAGCGGCAGTGGGGGCTGCTCATCGAACTGCACCGGGTCGTCAAGCATCGGGATCGACCAGCGCGACTTACCGCGAGCTGTCAGGACCCCACGGCGCATGATCTCCGCCAATGTGAACGACCGCAGCGGCAAGCCCCAGTCGCGGTCACGAGGCGTCCAGACCGACCACAGATGGTCCGCAGTGCACTCGGTAGACGCCCCGTCGGTGAAGATGACGCGGTAGATGTCCTGCTCGCCCTTCGGGTAGACCCCGGTCACGTCGTGCGCCTTACCGTCGCGGCCGATGACCTGAGAGCCGACTTCCATCTCACCCATCGTCGACCAGCCCACAGGGGTCAGGATCTTCGCGTCGAGCGGCTGCGGCGCCGCCATCAGGCCCTCCTTCGAGCCGATGACGATGCCCGGCACCCCCGAGGCGATGATGATCCGGTTCTCACCGGCCGCCTGCACCGTGGAGAAGTTCATCTGCTCGAAGGTGTTCCCGATAACCGTCACGTCGGCGCCCTCGTCCAGCACTAAGGTGCGGAACGCATTATCGACCCCGCCGTGCCGGGCCTCGATGCGGGCCTTGACGTTGTCAACGGTGTCCTGGCCCAGCCGCTGGGAGTAGCGGATCAGCAGGTTCGGCGACGCCGCGTTCTCCAGATATTTGATCTTGTAGTTGGTCATGGCGTTGTCGGCCCACACCTCACGCAGGACTGGTGTCAGCCACGACATGCCGCGGAAGTTGGCCTCAGGGTCCGGGTTCGGCGACCAGTGCGCCACCTCGTCGACTGTGAAGTACTGCGGCTCACCCTCAGTCTTACGAGCCGTCATCGGCGGCTCGTAGTAGTACCCGACCACTTGCCGGTACGGCCGCCCGATGCCGTCGGTGGACAGTTCCGACACGATGGTGATCCAGTCCGGCCGCAGCCGGACCAGTTGCTCGCCGGCGTCCCACACGTACGCGTTGCCGGCCAAGTCGGCATCCTGAATCATCCGGGCCAACAGTTCGCCGGTCGTGCCGTTCGGCCACGGATTCTCCAGCTTCCGCAAAGCTGTGTTGCGGCGGCCGTCGACCTCGAACGCGCCCGACAGATGCTTGTCGGCCAGGTCCCGAAAGGCGAACGTCGCCTCCGAGAACAGCGACATGCGGGCCAGGATCGCGCCAAAGACGACTGAGTTGCCCGAGTAGGCGGCCCGGTTGTCCCCTACCAGGCTCGGACCTTCGTTGCCGTTGAAAGCGCTGTAGGACGTCATCAACACCGACGCCCCGGATGGATCAACCCCGCGCTGAGTGAACCGGGCCGACTCGGTCTCGGCGGCCTGCGTGACGCGGGTGGCATACCAACCCCAGAGGCGGTCGATCAGACCCACGGCGCCTCCTCAGAAGACATACACGGTCGGACTCGACGCCGGGTGCTTCTCCAGCAACCACAACGCGCCCGTATGCCCGACGATGGGGGCCAGGTCGCCGGTCGAATGGGACCAGTCCCACGTCCAGGCGCCGCCCTCAAGGTCACGCTTCTCCGCGCCAGCCAGGGACTCGGCCACGATCTGGTTCGGTGAATGGGTGAACGCCAGATTGTCGGCCAGCTTCTGCAGATGGGCACACGCCGCGCCCGCATCGGTGGCAGGCAACAACACCAACTCGACCCCGTGCTCAGCCAGGATCGGAACCCACGACTTCACCGGCCCGGCAGACCACGCCGCGAACCTGGCCGAGGGATACCGCCGCGCCAACTCGAGGATTCGGCCAGTGATCCAACCCGTCGGCCCCTCACGATGATCGGCGAGTTCCACATGCGGCACACCCTCATGCAACGCCGCGACCGAGATGGACGCCGACTTCATCTCCTTGGCGACCGTCACGAAAAACACCGGATCGCCAGACGGATGGACATCGAGCGCTGTAGCCGCCCACGTATCCAGGCTGATCGGCTGATCCTTCATCCTCGTCACCCGCTGACACAGCACCTCGGTGCGATACCGCGCCTCAGCCTCACCGCCGGCCAGCTTCGCCCGTTTCGCCTTGCCCTCCAGGTTCTCCCAGAAGATCCGGCGGCCCAGATTCGGGTTCGCCTGCGCCGTCGCCTCAACATCCTCAAGATCACAACCAGGCGGCGCGGACCAGGCGAACAGGCCGAGTCGGCGGTCACCATCGCCAGTATTGACGAAACCCAGCGCGGCGTCGTACATGTCATGCAACACGACCGCCCGGTCGTCGCCCTCGTTGGTGATCGCCCACGCCTGCGCGTCGGCGACCGCGTTCATCGCGTTCTCCGCCGCCTCATGCGCCGAATAGTCGTGATGCTGCCGAATCTCATCCTCAACCAGCCGGTCAACCGTCAGGCTTCTGCCACCGGTCTCATTGGCTGCGGCGATCTTGTACCGCGACCCCCACGGCGTCGAAACCTCCTGCTCACCGTTCACCGACCGCACCGCGCCACGGGCCGCGATGTCCGGCGCGAGTCCGGCGGTATTGCGCACGACTCGGACCACCTTCAGCCACGATTCACGGGAGTAGTCGAGTTTCGTCGAAGTTCCTAGCACAATGCCGACCCGCTGCACCCACATCCAGAAGATGCTCAAAATGACCAGCAGCTCGGTCTTGCCGTTCTGCCGAGCCACCAAGATCAACAGTTGGCGGAACCGGGGCCAGCCGTTCGGCAGCAACTCCATGCCGTGAATGACCGCCCAGCGCTCCCACGGGTCCAACGGATGCCTCAGTACGTCCCGGGCGAAGTCATCGACCTGAAAGCCGGCCGAAGTCTCACGGGTCAACGCGCAGCCACAACCACACGGACCAGGAGGGCCCTGTATCAGTGGCCGAGTCCAAACCCGCGGAGTCGTCTTGCCCAGAACAAGATCGGGAGCGGCCGCTACATCTGGTCGAGCTAGCTCTGTAGTTGACACTTTTCACCCCCCTACAGAGGCACGGGGGAGAGAGATCTTCGGATTTGACTAGCGAGTCAGGCCCGCCTACTTCACGATGCGATCTTTACCCGCCATCGTTCAGTCGCAATGCTGTTGCGCTGTCGCAACACGTCGCGGTCGTGATGAGGACGGCGGCGAGGGTCACTGCCCAGTAGTTGCCGTTCATGGTTCCTCCTGGTTGGTCACCATCGGGTGTACTCACTGGTTGCCACCTTGCGTCGGTTGGCTACCCGTGCGCCCTTGCGTGCGCCGGCTCGCCTGTTGCACCACGCATGACTAAAGCCCAGGTACCCGGTGCGTTGGTCGTTGTGGTCGTAGTGCAGGGGTTGGCCTTCAAGCATGGGCTGCTCGCAGCGTGCACAGAGGGTGCCGTATGCGCTGGGTAGTAGCTGCTTGCGTGCCTGTTGGTGCTCGGCGCCGTAGCCTCGTGCGGTGGTACTGCGCCTGGGCTTGGGGAATGCCATGTTCACCTGCCTGAGGGCATGCGCCACGTGGGAGTGAGAATAGCAGCGTCATCGCTAGTCAGCCCACATTCCGCCCGAACTTGACGTTGGCGACGCCGGTCACGGCTGATAGATCGAACCTGCGCCCTCGCTTCTGGTCTCCGTCGGGCACGATCAGGCCGTCGGTGTGCCAGCGGTGCAGGGTCTTCAGCGGAACGCCGATGGTGTCGGCGATGGCCTGTAGCGTCATCGGTTCCTGTACCCGGGCGAGCGCGTCGAGCGCCGGGCCTTTCGGGTAGGTCCATTCGCAGCCGGTGCAGGCTCCGTAGGCGCAGGCCTCCCAACTGGTGAGGGTGCGGTCGGCGTCGACGGGGATGACGTTAGACCCGCACTTCCTGCACCGTGGCCGATATTCGGGGCGGATGCCGAGTTGGGCTTTCACCGCGCCCATGATCCGCTGCACGTCGTCGGCAAGTTCGGTCGCCCAGTTTTGGGCTTCGATGAACGGCCAGTACTCGACGAGCACGTCGCATTCGCCGCGCACGGTCGGGGTTTCGGTGAGCTCGAGGAGTTCGGGCAGTTCTTCCCACAGCACCCTGACCCACGATTCGAGGGTGGGGGTGATGCCGTACCGGTCGCCGAGGTCTTGCACCCGCGGGTCTTCGCCTTCCCAGCCCGGCTTATGCCGGTCGTCGACCAGGTGCACGATGGGAATGCTGAGGGGTGCGGGGCTGCCGGCGACTTTGCTGCGGTATCCGATCACGTCGTGGTGCCGGTCGGCGATCAGGCGGGCCAGTTCCTCCACCAATGCAGGAAGCGCCGTCAAGTCCGCCCGTGCGGCGCCGAGGAGGTGTTCCCGATGAGTGGTCACGCGGCTGGCCCCGTCGCGCTAGGAGCCTTACGCACCCCAGGCCCTACCTCAACCACACATCAACCCCTGTTCGTCGCTCTGTGGGCTGTGAGGCAGCCGGCCATGGACCATTCTGCCGAATCGGGCGGTGTCCGGTCGGGTCATCAGGTTCGGGCCACGAACGGGTGGTAACCGTCGCGGTCGGTCTCGTTGTGGATGAGGTCGTCGGCGGTGCGTACGCAGGCGGCACAGAGGCGGAGCGAGCCTCGCGGAACGGTGACGGAATCGGGCCAGGAAGGCTTGCGCCCGCAGTATCGGCAGACCACGACGCCGTTCGGGCTGGCCTCGAAGTGATGCCATCCTCGGGTCATTCCTGTGGGCATGCCGCGGTCGCAGGGATAGACGGTGACGCCGCTGGTGGTCATGCTCAAGTCTCCTGCTCGGGTTGTGGGTGCTGGTGGTCACCGTGGTGGCCTTGGTGGTCGAGGCATTGCCCGGCGGCGTCGTGGTGGGTGCAGCGGGTGTCGGGGTCGGGATACAGCCGGTTGATGATCTCGTTGACGTCGCGCTCCCGGTTTTCGATGGCCTGTCGGTCGGGTTCTTGGGTTCCGCGGTCTTCGCCGACCCATCCGTCCAGGCCGGTGCAGTTGCCAGCCTCCCAGGCATCGGTGAGGGCTTGGCGCACCTGCCAGCTCGTTGGCCAGTTGCCGGTGCCGAACTTCAACCCGGGTATCACGTCGCCGGGCTGAGCGATGACGCGCACGCCGGGCCATACACCACTTGAGTCGGGGTGGACGTGTGGGCCAACGATGGCGCACGGCGGCGTGCGGTCTTCGCAGCGGAGCCCGCGGGGCTCGTCGGTCATGTGGCGCCGCCTTTGTCGGTGGCGGGTGCCTGCTCGGCTGTGACACCGTCGAGGTTGGCGAGTCGCCACGGGACTTCGAAGCCGCAGACGGCGCAGCGGACCAGGCCGGTAGCAGCTCTGACTGAGGCCGGCACGGTGAGGGCCTGCGGGTCAGCCCAATGGTGTTGGTGTTGCGGGTACAGCCGGGGCGGGGTGGTCATGCTCGGGACCAGACGAGTGACCAGCAGACGCGGCCAGTGATGGCGGCGATGCCGATGGTGCGGTTTGGGTAGCGGTTCCACATGATGCGCCAGCCCGGGTCGGCTGCACGGTAGATGACCAGCCCGCGATGGCAGATCAGCAGCCTGGCGTACTCGGTGATCATGTGCTTTCGTCGGGTGGTCATGGATGTTGTCTCCGTCCGTGGTCGGCGAGGTCCCAGACTTTGGTGCCGCATTCGGGGCAGGGATGGGGCGGTGCCCAGGCGCAGTCGCACAGGTCGACTGCCCAGCATTCGCCGATGGTGTAGCCGGAGTCGGGGCAGAGTCCGCGGGATTCCGAGTCGAGTCGCCGTTCGGCTTCGGCTGCGAGCGCTTCGGGTGTCCAGCCGGTCACGCGGGTGCCTCCAGGAGGCTCGGGTTCCTGTACGCGCCGTTCGTCTGGTGGCGGGGCGGGTTTCCACGTCGACTTTCGCCGGGCCGTCTTGACTGCGGCGCGGGCTCGGGCTTTGGCTGCGGTGCGTTCGGGTGAGGGTGCCTGCTCGGGGTTGTGGTGGCAGGGCTGGCCGTTCGGCAGGTAGCCGGCGGGGTCGCAGAGGTGGCAGGTGCGGATGCGGGCTTCGGCTAGTCGGTCGAGTTCGATCATGCCGCTCCCATCACCACGCGCGCGGTCTGTGGTCGAGTAGCGAACTTGAGTTCAGCGGATCTGGGCACTTTGTCTGCTTCAGCCGGATCGAGGGCAACTGAGCGAAGCGAAGGCGGCAGCCTTGATATGGAGCTGAGTGGCAGAGAGTCTTCGTGAAATCAGAAGTAAGAACAGAAGTCTGCGTCTGCGTCTGCGTCTGCGTCTGCCTAGCTATTAGCCATCCCGCCTGATAGCTAATGGGGTAGGCCATCGATTTTCGATGGCTGACCCTATAGGGGGGGCTATAGGGTCGGCTATGCACTGGTGACCCCCTTGAGGCAGTAGTCACAGTCCTTGACCTTCTGCCGGCGGGGCACATGCCAGCGAAGATGAGCACCGAGCTTCCCGTCCTCGGATCGGGACTTGCGGAAGGCGTCGATCTCGGCCGATGACCGCTGGTGTTTGAGGTAGTCGTGGATGTACAGGTCGTCTCCGTGCTCCTCGAACAGGCCGGCCTTGACCAGTTCGGTGATGACCTTCGGTGACCCGATGAGCTTGCGGGCGCTGGCAGTGATCCAGCCGTCCGTTTCTTGGCGGGAGCAGTAGCAGATGGCTCCGACATAGGCGCGGAAAGCTCTGTCGCTGAGGCCGATGACCTTGCGGTTCTCAAGGATCTTGTTGTCGAGGCGGATGCTGGGGCGGGCATCGAACTCGGGTGCATCATCATCCTTGCCCATCGCCAGCCTCGAGAAGCTCAGCGGCGATGTCTTGCAACCGTTCCAGCTTCTTCTTGGCGACCCCACAGAAGTAGGCCCAGCGATACTCGGTGTAGGTGGCGGCCTGCGCGATCTGGCAGGCATCGAGGATCTCGTCGCGCGGCAGACCCTTCCTCACATAGTTGAGAACGGTGGACTTCCAGTCGGAGGGCATCGTTCCCCGCTCCCATGCGTCGTAGAACTCCACAAGGAAGTCCGTGCCCGCCACTCGTTCGGCTTGCATGATGGCGGCGCCCTGGAACAGGCCGCCGCCATCAGCGGAGAGCGTCATCGGACACTTCAGCAACGACGGCCTGATCGGGCGCGGTGGATGACTTGCCTGTATTGCAGGGCTTGCAAGCGGCAACGAGGTTGGACGAATCGTCAGATCCACCAAGTGACACCGCTAGGACATGATCAACAACAAGCGGGACATCGGTCGCGTGACAGTAACGACACTGGTACCCGTCCCGTCGCAATACCTCGAAACGCGTACGCTTGGACACAGCCATATCGGCTCGCCTTTCCTGTGGCTCGAGCCGGGTGGTCAGGCCCTGGACGTGTTTCGCGACACTTCCGGGGCCGCCTCCATTATCGCACAATCCGGCCCCCGTTTCGACCCGGAAACCGGCGTTGACTAGGGGGGATGTCATGCGACACCGCCGAAGTCGAACGCCTGCCGGAACTCTTCCTGAGGTACCGCCACGGTGTCGTCGGTGCCCGTAAAGTCGAGCGCGTCCTGCGCTAGGCGAACCGCAGCGATCTCGCAATAGGACTCGTCCAGTTCAATCCCGATAGCTTTGCGACCTAGCGCCTTAGCCGCGACGAGTGTGGAACCTGAACCGCTGAAGGGGTCAAGAACGACAGTGCTTGAGGCAGGGGCGAGGCGCAGTAGATGTTCCAGCAGTCGAACTGGCTTCTGAGTGACATGCTGCCTGTCGTACGGCGGGACAGTCGGCACCGAAATCAGCGCAGAGGGATAGTCGTCGGACTCCTCGACGGTGGCCCCGTTGGTGGCCCAGACGACGAACTCCAGGTGGTTCCTAAATCGGCCTCTCATCGGTCGCCCGACGCCCTTGTCCCACACAGCCAGACCGCGCCAGACCCATCCCCCAAGTTGCAGCGCATCGGTCGCTAGTGGCAGTTGTCGCCAGTCAGAGAACATGAAGGCGTGGCCACCCGTTCGGGTCATCCGCAGAGCTTGGAAACTCCACGCACCGACCCAGGCGAGGAACGAGCGCTGATCTCTACTGTCGCCCGCGAATGAGCCGTAAACGGCAGTCGGCGCCCTGCTGCTGCCGTCGGGGTTCTGTGACCACCCCCGATACTTAGTGGTCGGTTCGGCGTTGCGGTCGCTACGAAACGCGCCGCCTGACGAGTAGGGCGGGTCGGTGAGGAGGACATCTACAGATGCGTCGGGCAGTTGTCGCAGGATGTCAAGGGCCTCGCCGTGGTAGAGGGTGACCAGATCGTCCTGGTAGTAGGGCTCAGTCATGCGGTCGCCCGATCCGGTGCTGCGGGCAGAAGTCGAGCCGACGACCCGGCGCCTGCGGGTGGGACACGTTGACCTGCCAGCCGCGGCCGGCCAACTGGCGGCGGGCTGCGTCCGCGGTGGCGAGGGTAGCCAGTTCCGAGCCTGCCGGCCCGCAGGTGTCGCAGTAGACGATGACCAGGGTGGCAGCGGTCACAGCAGCACGGCCTCCGCCTCGACGGTCAGGCTGGGACCGGCGATCGGTTCGGCGTCGGCCACGGTGACCTGCATCAGCGCCGCCGACCCCCACACCTTGCACGGGTCCCAGTGCACGATCAGCCGATCATCCAGAACCACGCCGGACTGCGTGAGCACATCGCCCAGCGCTCTCTGCACCTTGTCCAGATCGGGCGCCGACGCCTTCCAGAACGGGGCGGTCGCCTTCAGCACCCCGGCGTTGCGGCCGGTGCCGTAGTGCGACGCGGGCCGGGTCCAGATGGCCACCATGGTGACGAACACGGGGCCGGTGAACATCGGGCCGTCAGCCACACCCAGTCTGGGTCCGTCGCCGAACGTGTGCTGGTCGCGAACCCCCTGCAGCACGGCAAGGGCGTCCTTGCGCCACGGGTCGAGCCCCCGGTTGTCTTCCCGGTAGTAGCCCTGCGGCGTCTTGGTTTTGCTGCCCTGCTGCTGCGGGGTGCCCGGGATGGTGAAACTGACCTGCATCATGCAGCCCGCTTCCGCCGCGCCCGGATCTTCTCCCGCGCCTTCTCGACCAGTTCGGCGGATTCCTCGGTCAGCCGGGACTCCAGCACCTCGACCCCGTGGCTGTGGTCGTTGGGGTCGCAGCCGCAGCGCCGGTCCAACAGGGCAAAGGAGTCCTTAGTCACGAACGAGTTGAGGTTGATCCGTTTCGTGAAGGCGCACATGGCGCCTTTGACCACCTGGCCGCAGCCTTGGCAGCGGGCGGTCACGTGGAAGGTCAGCATCATGACGCCCGCCGCCTCCACCCGTAGGCCAGGCTTTCCAGCGCCGCCAGGACCAGCGCCAACCCGCGGGGGGTGGCTGGCGCGACCCGAACCGTCCGGTGCCAGTGCCAGCCGTCCTCCGACCGCAGCTCGCCGCACAGGATCGGCGGGCCCCACCCGGACGGGATGAGGCCGATGACGCCGACCCGGCTGGTGGTGAACCGGACTGTGATCGCCTGCCCGGGTTGCAGGGTGGCCGGGTCCAGTGCGGCGGCCTGGTCGTAGGTGAGCTCGGCGACCCTCACCGGCGGGTCCCGACTGGCAGGCTGTCACATCCCCGACCGGTAGCGATACTGGCAGAGGAAGTCGACGCCCGAGGTGAGGTCGTCCTCGTTCTCCACAAGGGCAGTCGGCCGTGAACACAGAGTGCAGCGCCCGCCATCGACTAAGCGCTCAGCGAGCCGCCATGCGGCCTGGTCCGGCGTCAGCGCAGCATCGGCCTCTGCCCTGCCATCGGCGTAGGTGGCGACCGAGACCCAGACGACCGGCTGCTCGTCGTCGTGGTAGCGGACCTGGAACTGCTCGGCACCGGTGTGCCCGATCAGGCCGGCGATGGCGGCGATGAGGTCGGACCCTTCGATGGCGGTCATGTCCGGTTGGCTTTCCGGGATGCCTTCTGCATTTTGCGTCGCTTCTGCGCCTGCTTGCGGTGCCGGATGGTGGCCGGGTCTTCGCCGCGGGTGGGCGGTTCGTCGGTGTGCCAGGACGGGTACAGCTGGCCGTCGTTAACCACGGGGCAGGTCCAGCGGTAGTGCTACCCGGCCGTTGCGCTTGTCCGACGCCCGCCGCAGCACCTCGGCCACCGTGTCCTGGTCGGCTTCGTCGTAGACCGGTTCGATCTGCACCACCCGGGCGGTGGCGATGGTCGCGCCCTCGTCGATCACGGTCTCGGTTTTCTTGCAGTCGACAACCGCGACGACCAGGTGCTGCTGTTCCGGGTTCTCGATGAGGCGCCGGTTGAGGCTGGCGAGGCCGTCGTCTTCGAGGGCCTTGGGCAGAGTGGATGCGAGCTTGGTCATGCTTCCTCTTTCTTGGGTTGATCTGAGGCCCAGCCTTCGGGTTCGGCGGCCGGGTCATACGGGGCCGTGGGGGCGTACTGCTCGTCCGGACGGTGCTTGAGGCTGGCGATCACTAGACGGGCCTCAGCCTCGGTGATGACCTCGAGGTCGGTCGCGGAACCGCCGGTAATCCGGTTCACTCCAGCGAGCTGCGCACCCTCCGAAATCCCCTTCCGGGCGAACAGTCCAAGCAGTTCGTCGAGAGTGTCGGACGAAACCGCGTGCGTCACCGGTGCGTCGTCGGGCAGCGGCTCCACACGGTACGACGCGCGTTTCCCACGAGTCACTGTGAGCGCGATCGACAGCGGCTTTTCGATGTGCGACATGTGGCTGACGCGGATCCCTCCGACGTCCTGACCGCCGAACCTGACCAGCGGGTCGCGGTACAGGGTGAGCCGGTGGCCTGCGTAGTTGGCGGCCTCGGTGCCCCAGGCTGCGACCATGATCCGGCGCACTGTTTTGCTCGGTTTGAACGGTCGGCCGGGCGGGAACTCGGCCAGCACCACCTCGACGGGCTGGTCGTCCGAGCCGGACTTGCGGACTTCCTTGATGGTGAACGTACGGGGTCCGGTCAGCAGGTCTTCGGCGTTCATCTGGTCGCTACGGGGGATGATCGTGTCGGTCAGGTCCATGTCAGATGATCATTTCTGTGGCGGGGCGTTCGGTGAGGGGCAGCCCTTCGACGGCTGTCATGTAGGCGGCCACCATGTCGGCCGCGGTCTGCTCGAATGCGTCGACCGCAGCGACAATCGCGGCGAACCACTTCGGATCCGGCAGGACGCGGATGGGAAATAGGTGCATCCCGCCCGAGTACGAGATGTAGTCGAGCCACTGCCTGCCGGTCACGAACAGCCCGGCCTGACATTGCGCCATGTTGGGGGCCGGTACTTCGCCAGCGACGACGGTCATCAGCTGGCCTTTCTGCCGGCGGGACTTGACCTCGAGCAGCCCGTCAGTACCGACCAGGCCATCAGGTGAGTAGCCCAACCGGCAGCGGCCCCAGCTGCGGACCATGAATCCATCGGTGATGGCGGGGGCGAAGTGCTGGCTGTACGCCTCGACGGCTCTCGGTTCGTCCTCGGTGCCGCGCAGCATGTCGTCGTTCACGTAGTTAGGGTCGGTGTAGCCGGTGATGCGTTCGGCGGCCAGTAGGGCAGTGAGGCCGCGCGAGGTGTCGTTGTCGGCCACAGCCAGGTTCTTCGTGGTGAGTAGCTGCCCGACGACGGATGCGGTGATCATGCCGCGGCGCTGGTCCAGCCATTCGTCGGTGCCCTGGATGAGGTCGGGGAACGTGTCGAGACGCCCGGGAAGTTCAGGCAGGACGGGGGGGTCCATGGCCGCGGCCATCAGGTCGCCGAGCCCGTCCATCGCGGCCCGGCGGGTGGCCAGCTCGTCGGCGGTCATGCTGCCTCGCCTGCCCGGATGGCCTGCCCGATCGCGTCGAGCATGGCCGGCGGGAACAGCCAGTCGGTGTCGGGGGTGATGCCGGTCCGGCGGCGGATGCCTTCGGCTTTGGCGCGGGCCACGGCGTCGCGGTGGTGGAGCGCGACGATGAGAGTGGTCATCGCGCCTCCGCGTAGTTGTCGTGCAGTTTGAGGTAGCAGGCGCGGAGAGTGAGCACGTCCTGCTCGGCGGAATGGTCCGGCGCCGTAACGCCCAACTGTTCGGCGATGTAAGCGAGACCGTGGGGCCGGTCAAGATTGAGCGCGGGCATGGCGTATGCCTCGACGTCCAACAGGCGGTAATGCCAGGGAGACTCACCCCAACGGGCCCGGAGGAATGCAGCGTCGAACGCAGGATTCGCCGCGACGAGACACGCGCCCTTGAGCGCGGCGAACAGTGCGGACTCGAAGGCGATCGCCTCATGCGTCCAGAACTGGTAGCCCCGCTCCAGGTAGCCGTTCATGGCCAGCGCCGCAGGATCAGCGCGCCCGAGGTCGTGAGGCAG